GAAAGACCCATTCAGGTTTAATTTAATCGCGTTAGCAGATAGATTAGGCCGCACCATTAGCGAGATTGAGAAAATCACGGTAACGGAGTATAATGAATGGGTCGCATACTTTAAGATCGTGGACGAAAGGCGGGAAGAAGATGGCAAGCGCAGAACAGCTAAAGTTTGAACTTCTCGCGGTTGATCGCGCTAGTCGGCCCATTCAGCAAGTTCAGAACCGCGTCAAGAGCTTTGACCGTCAGGTAAAGCGAACATCCGTTCAGATGAACAACATGGGAGGCGCTTTAACTGGCGTCACCAAGGATCTAAGGAAGTTTTCTTTAGGTGGCATCCAGCAAGCGGGTTATCAGATTGGTGACTATGCTGTTCAGGTGGCCAACGGTACTAGCAAAATGCAGGCATTTGGTCAGCAGGCGGGTCAATTCTTCCAGATATTTGGGCCATTCGGTGCTGTGCTTGGTGCCGCTATATCTGTATTCTCTGCGTTTGCTCTGGCGAACCAAAGGGCGACAGGAGCGGCTAAGGATTCAAAAGATGCCATTGAGCAACTTAAATCTGCCGTTGACGCATATTCTACCGCAGCGAATAGGTCTTCTAAGTCTGTAGATGAAATGACCCAAAGCTTTGGGGCTTTTGGGGCAAGAATAAAGGCTGACTTGGAAGCCCTTGCTGAACTTCGTTTTGATAGAGCGCTTTCGTCCTTGACAGAAGTTAGCAACCAGATTGAAGGTGACTTTAAGGCAATTCTTCCAGCCATAAACGCAGTTTTTGACAGGATGAAGGAAGGCAATACGGAAGGCATAGAGAAACTTATAGGTCATGTGGTGCAGCTTGGTTTAGACGCGGGAATAACCTTCCAAGACGTTGAAGACCTAAGAAACTCGCTTGCAGATATGAAGTCTGCATCCACAATAGATGAAGTTTTGTCTTCAACGGATGATTTCTTGGCTGTTGCCAAAAGCCTCAAGGTAAATATGAAAGACTTGCCTGATGGCTTCGAGGATCTTGTTGAAAAAATACGCCTTGCTAGGGTGGAAGCCGCTTCATTGGGCGCGGCGCAAGATAGCGTCACTGGCTCGGTATCAGAGACAAATAAGTTCCTTGAGGATGAAGATGCTTTAATGTCGATGATTGTGGACAAATCCACGACACATGAGGCCATTCTGAAGCGCATAAATGAAGATAAAGACGCTTATCTCAAGAAGCTCTCTGATGAAGATATTGTAATGGGCCAGATCGTAGAAAAGGCTGTTGTAATAGGGAAGGGCGGCGTTCAAGGCGGGCGTGGCGCTGATCCAAGGCAGTTCACCTTCTTGGACGAATATCTTGCGCAAATAGCTGCGGGCAGAAAGGCCAAAGACGAAGCAGATGAGGCGGCGCAGTCTGGAACCAAAAAGACCGCCAAGATCATCAAGTCTGAACTAAGCCCAGAGCTTATGCGGATCAAGGATGCGTCTGAGATGATAGGTAGCTCATTTGAGAATGCCTTTATGTCGGTCAAGGAAGGCACGATGTCAGTCAAAGATGCGTTTAATTCTATGGCTAATGACATTATTAACGAGCTTTATAGGGTATTCGTGGTTAAGCAGATTACTGGATTTATCACTAGCGCATTCACTGGCGCGTTTAATCCTGCCTCTGCTGCGGGAACAGGTGGTGGAGTTGCCCCGCCAGTTGCTCCAAGAGCAATGGGCGGCCCCGTCTCTGGCGGTAGGCCCTACATGGTTGGGGAGCGTGGCCCAGAGCTTGTTGTTCCAAGCCGTAATGGTCATGTCATGCCTAACAATCAGCTTGGCGGCGGCACAGTCGTAGTAAATCAGAATATCAACGTTGCTACAGGCGTACAGCAAACTGTACGGGCTGAAGTATTAGGTTTAATGCCGCAGATCGCAGAGGCATCTAAGGCTGCTGTGTTGGACGCTAGACGTCGCGGCGGCGCATTTGCGGGGTCATTCTAATGGCAATAAGTTATCCTAGACCATTTCTGACGCATACGGGCGTTTCAAGTATTACCATCAGGGCTGTAAATCAGACAGCTATCACGATGTCGCCATTTACCTATAAGCAGCAGATCCACACGCATACTGGAAAGCGGTGGGAGGCTGAAGTGCAGTTGCCGCCTCTGAAGTATGATGATGCGGAAGATTGGATTGCTTGGCTGCTTAGTTTAAATGGCATGTCTGGCAGTTTCTTAATGGGTGATCCCAATAGAGCAACGCCAAGAGGGTCCGCTGCGACAACGGCGGGAACGCCTGTGGTAAACGGCGCTAGTCAAACTGGTTCATCTTTGTCCATTGACGGGCTACCTACGAGCGTGACGGGATACTTAAAGGCTGGCGATTATATTCAGCTAGGGGCAGGCTCTACTGCGACATTATATAAAGTCGTAACTGACGTAGATACTAACTCATCTGGTGAGGCTACGCTTGATCTGTGGCCTAATATTGTAACTGCGCCATCTGACAATGCTGTGATTATTGTCACCAGCGCAACGGGTCGCTGGCGTTTAAATTCTGGTCAGCAAGATTGGTCAATCAATAGCGCCAGCATTTACGGCATTACTTTCGCCTGCGTTCAGGTAGTGCCATGAGCCGTAATCTTGCGCAAATCCAGAATATTGTTGAACTGGATGAGATATTCCCGTTCTTTGCTATTGAGCTTTATTTCGATGAGGCGACATTAAACTTTGGCTCAGATACTATATCATCTGGCCCTTTGTATTTCTGGACGGGCTTGGGTGACATTACTATTGGCGCGATAACTTACACTGGCGCTGGTCAATTTCTGCAAATATCTGAGGTAACTGATACAGCCGATTTAAGGGCTGCTGGCGCTACTATTACTATGTCGGGGCTTCCTGTTGATATTATAGCTTTAGCGCTTCAGCAGCCTTATCAGGGGCGCTTGTGTAAGATTAAGTTTGGCATGATGAACGCCAATCGCAACAAGACGCTGAATGAAGATGGCGATGCGATACTTTTGTCTGACACGGCTGACGTTGATAGCTCAGAAGGCGATCCAGCTGTGCTTGTGGATTTATTCATTGGTTACATGGATCAGATGAATATTGCAGAAAATGCTGACAGTGCGACTGTTGTTCTATCTGTAGAAAACAAGCTGATTGACTTGGAAACGCGCAAGTCTGAGCGATACACATCTGAGTTTCAGAAGAAGAAGTATCGTGCGCTATACCCTAATGCGACTGATACCGATAAGGCTTTTGATTATCTAAATGACTTGGTAAATAAGCCTCTTGATTGGGGTTCCGAATGAGGTTCAATGGCTGGGATATAAGCCTAGCAAAGTTTGTTGGATCGGTATTAGAGAAGCCTTTTGCGTGGGGCAATCACGACTGCATCACCTTTGCCAATAATGCGGCTATTGCTCAGACTGGTAAGGGCTTTGCTGATGAGTTTATTGGGCGTCATAAAACTGCGCGTGGCGCTTACTTAGCTTATCAAAGGTTTCTGCGGAAGTCTGGATATGGCGACTTGATTGAAGGCTTCGATGACAGATTAAGCAGGGTGAAAACAAGCCACCCACCAAGAGGCTGCATTATTGCCAGTCCATCAAGAAAAGAAGATGATGTTTTGCCGTGGGTTTTTGGTGTGTCTGTAGGTCGAGACTTGGCATTTGTTGGGAAGAATAAATTGGTGTATTATCCCCAAAGCAGCGACATGATTTATTGGTGGCCTCATGGGTAGTAGAGAAGAAAGAGAAAGAATAGGCGGTTCAATCGCGCTTGGCGCTCTTGCTATCATAGTTCCCCCAATCGGCGCTGCTATCGCAGCAGGATCGGGAACAAGTGCTGCACTTGCTGGCTTGGCTTCCCTTGGAACTGTGGCTGGTTTAAAAACTTTAGCTTTTTACTCTGCTCTTGGATACGCCTCAGGGGCAGGCACTAAAGTTGATATGGGGCCAGCATCAGGTGGCTACAGCATTAACGTGAACCCTGTTGGCTCTGCTCTTCCTACTTCTACGGTTTACGGCAGAGCTAGGGTTGGCGGCTCTGTGTTCTATCAAGAGGTGTTGGCCAAGACTAGCTTGACCCGCATGATCGCATTTGCAAACCATGAAATACAAGAGTTTGAGGATCTATATTTAGGTGATGAAAAAGTAACCTCTGAAGGCATAGAATATGGCGGCGGTTATAGGCAAGTGCTTGAGCTAACATCTTCAGATGGCACTGTAAGAACGTCAAATATTAATACTTTTGTTGCGGAGCGTTTGGGGGGGAATGACCAAACATATATTCCTATATCTGGGAGTGGGCTTGGCTTTGTTAGCAGTCCTGTTTGGAATGCCGAACACAGGGCTGTTGGTGTTGCTTACCTTGCTGTTAATTTCAACTATGATAAAGACGGATTCCCGAATGGAGTTCCCGTTGTCAGTGCAACTGTTAAGGGTAAAAAGATATATGACCCGCGCACTGACACAACAGCGTGGTCAGATAACCCTGCCCTGATATTGCGCGATTACCTGCTGACAAGCGGTGTTGCCACAGATACTGACGAGCTTGATGATACGTTATTTGTCGCGGCGGCAAACGTATGTGATGAAACGGTCACATTAGCGGATGGTTCTACTCAAAATCGTTACATCTGCAATGCCTCTTTTACATCTGAGGAACAGCCGCAAAACATAATTAAATCAATATCAGACACAATGGCAGGCATGGTTTGGTATCAGAATGGCAAGTGGGGCTGCAAAGCGGCAGCATATACTGCGCCGGTTATGACATTTGACGAAGATGACTTGCGTTCTGGTTTAAGTATTGTGACGCGGAACACGCGCCGCGCAGGATATAACCAAGTCATTGGACTGTTCAAAGGCGATGAAACGAATTGGCAGCCTGCCAACTTCCCTGCAATAGAAAGCAGCGTGTTTCTTGAGGTCGATAACAATCAA